GTGGTCTAGGAGGTCAAGGTGCGGTTACAGCGGCTGTGGCTGCTGCTACTGATGGTATTTGGAGTAGTTATCAAGTTCCTCCAGTTTCTGTGAACTCCGGTAGTCGTCGTCTGGTTATTCGTGGCGTGCAGCTTGATTTGGTTAATCTCGGGGCGGCGGTAGCTACTACCGCAACTACGATTCAGTTTAGTCTAGCCTACGGTCATACGGCGGTGAGCTTAGCCACAACCGATGGTGCCGCCTCTAAAGCCCCACGCAGGTTACCTCTAGGTTTTGCTACATGGCCTGTCGGTGCAGCCATTGGTGCTCAACCACAGGCAGGTAAGATTACTCTTGATCTTGGAGATGCCCCAGTGTTCGTAAACCCCGGTGAGTTTGTTGCGTTAGTAGGTAAGTTCTTAGTGGGTACTGCTACTGCTTCGCAAGTGATAAACTTCACTTGGACTCCAATTTATGGATGGGAATAATTAATTAACTTGAAAATCCAGCAACTATATGGTATAATTATATATTGCTGGATTTATAAGGAGATGTATGAAAAAATCAGATATTACTCAAGTCCAGATTGCGAAGTCAGTAAACGAAGAGTTAAAACAAGCTACCTTCATTGTAATGGTTCCAGATGAAGTTGATCTCCATGGAGATATTACATCAGAAGATGAAATTCGTAAAGCTTGTCATAACTACAACACTTTCTGCCGAGAAGCAAATCTTTTTCACCTCACTAAGACTGCCACATTTGCTGTTGTGGAATCATATCTTTCCCCCGTAGACTTTGTTCTGAATGAGCACTTTGTTAAAAAGGGTACATGGTTAGCTACGCTTCAAGTGCATGACGACGCTCTTTGGCAATTGATTCAAGCAGGGGATATCTGCTCAGTGTCTATTAGTGCAATGGCTAATAGGACTCCACTTGATGAATAAATATTACGTTTATATTCATCGTAAGATCACAGATGACTCTATTTTTTATATAGGTAAAGGTTGTGCCAAGAGAGCATGGAACTTTAACAATCGCAATCCTCTCTGGACGCACATTGCCAGAAAACACGGTGTAAGTGTTGAAGTTGCGTTTGAGAATCTCTCAGAAATCTTTGCCCTAGAACTGGAAAAGAAGCTGATAGCAGAGTTTAACTCTCTGGGCTACAGCTTGGCTAATCTTTCTACAGGTGGTGAAAGCCCTACTTTCAGTGACGCTGTTAAACAGAAGATGTCAAAAAGCCATACAGGTCTTCGCCAATCCAAACAGGCGATAGAGAAAACGGCCAACTTTCACCGAGGCCGAAAGCGTTCTATCGTAACCTGCCAGAAGATTTCTAAAGCCTTGGCTGGACGTAAAGCTAATCCAGAATCAGCATCTAAAAGTCGCAATACGCGAACACGTATGGCAACCAAGGGTACCGACAACAACATATACTGTTTTAAGCACGTATCAGGTATCCAGTTCATCGGGACGAGGTTGCAACTTTGTATAACATACGATCTTACGCCACGCGAAGTTGGAAAATTATTTTATATAAACCCACGCAAAACCAGCAAAGGTTGGGAATTGTGTCAAGGAGGGACGAATGACAAAGAAAACACCTAAAGCTCAGAGTAAATTGACAAATCTTGATTTCACGCATGATGGTGCCCATATTGCATTGGTCAGTAAAGAGCAAGGCCACGGCGCCAATGGACACCACTATGCACTGGTGATGAAGGCTAAGCATTTCAGCCAAGAAGCTATCGAAAAGATGCAACAGGTTCAGGTTACTCTTGAACTGCCTGAGTTCCTACGTCGCTTCTTCGATATGTACTATACCGAAAGTGAAGTTCTCGCTCGGATGATGGGCTATGTTCCTGAAGAATCTGACGACGAGTACGGATCAGAAGCTTATTACGCAGAACGCATGGAAGCTTTCACCATTATGAAGTCTCTTCATGAATCAGGTGATGTGCTTAAAGCTCTTGCCTTGCTTGATGAAAACGAATACCTCTCTCTGTTGACCACTCAGTTGGAAGTAGAGAAAGCACTAGCCAAACTAGATGCTGAAAAAGAATCCGATTCTGCAGCTCCGGTTGTAGAGTCAGAAAACTCAACAAACGCTAGCGTTGAGAAATCCGTTGGGGCCTCTGGCTCTAAAGTCAAATCTAAGAAAGAAAACATGACAACTAAAACCGAAAAGGCTACTGAAACTGTAGAAATGGTTGAGAAGTCCGCTCTTGAAAGTATTCAGAAATCTCTTGAAGAAAAATCTGTAGAACTTCAGAAGGCTCTTGACGCTCTGCAGGCATATGAAGTCGAAAAGAAAGAAGCTGTAGTAAAAGCAAAGTCCGCTCAAATTACCTCTGTAGTGGAGGATGAATCCATCCAAGCTGCAATTGTGAAAGCTGCTCTGGCTCTTGACACAGAAGAAGACTTTAATTCGTTTGTCCAAGCTATTAATAAAATGGCAAAGACTGTCGAGGAAAGCAAGCAAGCCGTGGAAAAATCTGCTCTGTTCGTTGAACAAGGTGTAGCTACCTCGGAAGAAGTTAACTCTCAGGAAAGCCCAGTGGCTCGCATCCTGAAGGCTCAAGTAAATAAAGCAAAATAAGGATATCAAATGCCAGTAATCGCAACAGAAAATCAAAGAATTTCAAACGTTCTTAAGTCAGAATATGAACCAGAACTGGCGTATTGCCGTCTGGTCGTAACCGTTAACGAAGCTACCGCAAAGACTTATGTTCCCGGTATGGTTCTGGGTAAGATCACTGCATCAGGTAAGTTCCTGACTGCTGTAGAAACCGCTGTGGACGGCTCTAAGACCGCTGCTGCTGTCGTTCTGTTTGAACAAGCTATTCCTGCCGCTACAGACACGAAAGTAGTTGTACTCGTTAAGGGTCCAGCCTCCGTAGCTAAGGGCGGTCTGGTGCTGGATGCAACGTATAACGATGCAACTAAGCGCAACCTCGTTTACACGACACTTGAAGGTCTAGGTATCCAAGTCCTAGAATCTGCTTAATATTTTAAAAGGACTATAGAATGCCTATTACCCGCTCGTATGCAAGTAACTTTGATGTTATTGACTACACACAAGAACTTCAGATTATCCCTAATTCATGGACTCTTCTGAATGATATCGGTCTGTTCAGCGAAGAATTCCTGACCACTCACACTGTTACTTTCGAAGAACAGAATCAAACTCTAGCCCTGATTGGCGACCAATTCCGTGGCGCGAAGCCTCAAGCAAATAAGGACGACGTTCGTAAGATTCGTTCGTACCCTATTGCTCACTTCCCAATCGTGGATGAGATTCTGCCTGCTGATATTCAAGGCAAGCGTGCTTATGGCTCACAAGATTCGGCTGAAACCGAAGCTGCTGTGCTTGCACGTAAGATGACACGTATTCGTCGTAATATCGACATTACACTGGAAGTTGGTCGTTTCAGCACTCTGACGACTGGTAATCTGTATGCTCCTAACGGAACCATTGCTGGTAATCTGTTCTCGGACTTCGGTATTTCTCAGACTTCCGTGGACTTCGTGCTTGGTACTGCTACGACAGATATCATGGCTAAGACTGAAGCCGTTATTGCTGCAATGCAAGACAACGCCAATACTGGTGACGTGATCACTGGTGTTGTGGCTTATTGCTCACCAGAATGGTTTGCTAAGTTTATCGCTCACGCGAAGATTCAAACTGCCTACCAGTACTACTCTGCTACTGAAGGTCAGCAAATCCAACGTAACCGTGCTGGTGGTAACAACGGCCTGTATCGTGAATTCACCTACGGTGGTATTCGCTTTGTGGAAGTTCGTACTATTCTGGCTGGTCAGCGTCTGATCCCTGCTGGTGAAGTTGTATTCGTTCCTGTTGGCACTACCGACACGTTCGTTTCGTACTTCGGCCCAGCTAACCGTCTGGATTTCGTGAACACTGTTGCAGAACGTGCTTACCTGTGGATGTACCGTAATCCAAAGGGCACTCAGATTGACCTTGATGGTGAATTTGACGTTACTCACATGATTCGCCGTCCACAACTGGTGATCAAGGGTACGACTTCTAACTAAGAGTCCTACGATAGCCCCTTCGGGGGCTTTCTATTTAAGCGCCTTATCTTAGGGTATTTAAATAGAATAAGGAATAGGAATATGTCACTAACAAATGTGCAAAAAGTTAAACTTGAAGTAGCTGATATTGATCCTGCTTTCCCGATCTTATCGGATACAGATTATAGTTACTTCCTAGAGAAAAATAATAACAACGTAACCCGTTCAGCTATTGACGCTGCTAGGACTATCCTTTTAGTTCTAAGTCAAAGAACTGATGAAACAGTAGATATCTTTTCAGTGCGTGGAAGTAAAGCTGCTGAACAGTATAGATTGTCCCTTCAGATGTTCCTGCGTGACCCTAGTACTAACCCTGTTTTACAGAATTGCACTGGCTGGGTTGGTGGAGTTAGTCGAGAAGATATTATCGAAAAACTTGCTGATGCTGATGGGTATGCAGTGACCGTGCCTAGCACTTCACCTAATCCTTCTGTTATCTATCCTGCTAACATCAATCCGTACTTCTAAGGAGCCTCATGAACGCTCTACAGATGACCACCAAGGCCATTGCGCGCCACGGGGTAGACCTACCCTACACAAGTATCGTAACGGGCCTCTATGACCCTGAACAGGCCCGTCCTGCAGTCGTTAAGACTACCTACACCCTAAAGATGTACCCAAAGCAGTTCTTTGCAAATCAGTATAACTTTCCTACATTAGTAGGCAAAGAAAATATAC